GGGCGTACTCGCTGGCAGCCGCTAGAGAACCGAACAGCGAAGGCGGGGGCGGCGTCTGTGTGTATTGTTGCGTTGCCACCTATTTTCCGCCAAACCTGAAACTGCCGCCGGTGCCTTGAAGCATTTGGTAAAGCGGATAGGACCACGGCGATTGCTGATATTTCAACGGGTTGGGAGCGGCACCGCTGGGCGCTGCGCCAGCAGCCGGGAAAGAAGGCCCCGCAGACGCGCTATGCCCAACGGAGTTGCCGTAGTTTGACGGAATGCCACTGCCCAGATCGCCACCGCCACCGAAAGCGCTGCCCCCGAACCGAGGTTCCCTTTGCATTTGACCCATAGGCTGTTGGGGGGCTTGAGGAGGCGGGGGCGGGGAATAAGTACGCGGACCATCAGCGACTACCCCGGTAATTGTAGCGCCGGAACCATACCCGCCAGTCGGCGAGGGAACGCCGGTCGGCATGGGGCTATACTGCCGAGGCCCCTCAACTACTTGTCCGGTAATGGAAGCGCCAGACCTATAGCCGCCAGTCGGTTGAGGGGCCGCTGGGTTGTACCCCGTGAGCGGGAGCCTCTTGGGCCGAACCATTGGACGAGCGCCGAACCCCGAGCCGTTAAATGCGTTATTCATGTTTCACCTTTCGAAGTTATTTGCCAAACCGAAAATTAGGCGGGAACGCCCATTGCTGCGAATAGTAGGGATAGGCCCATGGCGGCGCTTGGTATTTCAGGTTGCCGGGGGCGTTGGCGTCTGGCGTTGCCGGGGCCTGCGCACCTGACTGCGCTGCCCCGCCTGATGTGGAGGAATAGATGTCCCCGCCTTGCCCGGATGCCGGGAAGTAATGGTTGTCCCCTAACGGCGCGTTCGGGTTGCCTCCATTGAAGCCATTTCCGCCAAAGCCAAGCCCGCCGATGAATTGATCGGCCTTGTTGAGATTGCGCTGGATGCTGGCCAACGGGTTTCCCACGTATTTGTTGTAGGCTTTCTGTGGCAGGCTCGGCGTAGGGAAGTCCGCCTCATAGAACGATGATGCCGCCGATGATGGAGATTGAACGCTGCCCACGGGCGGCCCTGAATAATTCGGCTGCTGGGGTGTCGTCGAATAGGGCCGCTGTGGCATGGCGGCTGCCACCTGTGGCCGTTGCGGCGTAGGGGAGTAGGGCCGCTGCGGGGGATTGAATTGCGCCTGTTGGGGCAGACCGAATGCTGATTCCGCAATGCGCTGTGGCGAAGGGGAAACGGGACGGCGCGGCATGGCATTGGCTACCATGGGCCTTTGCGGGGTGCGAGAAACAGGCCGTTGCGGCATGGTGCTTTGCGGGCCGAAAGCAAGTTCGGTCGAAATCACGCGGTCCCGTGGCGCATTTGAACCGGGGAATACTGTCCGTGCGGCAATCCCCGTTGGGTCCGGCTTGGCAATTCCGCTACCGGGCGGCGAACGATAGGCCCCGTAGTTATTGACCATGGCGCGAGGAATGCTTGACGGCGTGATCCGGGCTTGGTCCTTGGGCTTCTTTCCGGGGCCGCCTTCATAGGCCGCAATGCCATAGCCGCCCGGCACAGTCATGTGGGTTTGAATGCGGGCTTGATTTTTGGGCGCGGAAGTCTGCGGGAGGCGCGATTGATCCTTGTTACTTGCCGACATAGACAAGTTTGAGAATTTGACACTAGGCGTGCCGGTGTAGGTTTTCTGGCCAATTTTCGACGGCCCCCGGTCAATGCCGAGAATGCTCATGCCGCCGTAGGGAACCCCGCGCCCGTAGGACGGCTTGCCAACCGTCTTAGGCGTGCCGATAGGGCTCTTGAGCGATGAAAAGCTGATCCTGGAAGGGGTGGAAGTCTTGCCCTTCATCGAGCCTTGCGTTGCGCCGGACTTCGCGCCCGCATTGCCCTTATACCCGGTTCCGCCCTTGCTGGCTTTGTTGGAGCCGCCCGACATTCCTGCTGGCATTATCTTTTCCCCATGGCAGAGGTTGAAATATCGTCAATTCCGAGCATGAAATCCCATTTGAAATCCACCGCGCCTTCTATGCCGTTCTGGTTTCTTGTGTTTACGCGGATGCGATGATAGCGTGCGTTACAGCGCATCGGCGCTATGCCGTAGTCATTCACAGCGCTGATTGCCCCCGTAGTAGAAGGCCGGAACAAGTTATCCCTATAGATAGGGAGCGCCGAGAAAACCGGGGTTCTCCCGCCAAGTCCAATTTCACTCTGTCCCTCGACAACGGGACGGACGCCGCGCAACATTGTCTTGCGGCCATCGTTTAGCTGGAATTCACCCGTCTCTATAGTGACCGCCATTCGGTAGCCGGTCGTGAACATCATGCTGCCCCCGCCGCCGAAAATAATCAGGTTGAGACGGTTTGTTCCCGCAAGCGAAGGACTGTCGAGAGACACTGTAAGTGCGTCGATGCTGGCGCTAAGGGTGTCGAGAGTATCCAGCGTGTATCCGGTTTGAGCATAGCCGGGATAAATTAGCTTATGTCCGTATTCGCCCCTTGACCATTCTCCCGTTGGCCAATGATAGAACAGGACTGTATCTGGCTCGCCAGTGTCAGAATCAACCGACACATAACTGAAAATGTACAGTTTGTTGACCGGATCAATTGCCGATGAGCAGAGGTAGCGCAACGATTCGTCTAGCTGCCTCTCGATATAACGGTCAACCTTGCCAAATCCTATGGGCGTCAGTTGCGAGCCGCCGACGATCTGGTAAAACCCTTCGTTGCTCAGAAAAAACACCGTGTCGCCCCAAGACGCGATCGAACCCGTCAAGCGGCAGCCGAGCGTATTCGACACAACGGCAAAATCAAAAATGTAGGGCATGCCTACAAAGGACATGCGTTGAATGGAGCGCTCCTGAAAGACAACCCCAACCTCGCCCCCGGCACCGCCTACGACCTCGCCTCCTTCGGGCAAGACTTGGGAATCCGCAAGAGAAGTTCCGCCCGTTGCCCAAGCTGCGGGGTTTTCAATGTCGCACCATTGAACCTTGGCATTAGATGCCGCAATATTGGCCTTGACAGCGAAATTCTTGACTATGAAAGCGTGCTTGGCAATGGGCGGAGAACCGGCAAGCGCTGCAAAATTAGCCGATGTTCCGAGCGTGAAGGATTGCGCCGCATCAACGCCGTTGTCCGCCATCAAGACGTTTCCAAATTGGGAAAAGGACCACTTGCCCTCCGTTGCAACCGCATAAGCACCGCCCGCCAGGCGGCTGACATCTTGCCACAACAGCCCAGTGCTTGAAAGCTTGTAGAGCTTCGTCGTCGTGCCGCAAAAATTGTACACAGTGCCGTTCAGGTCACGAACGGATATTGCGCCCTTTGGATTTTCTGAGAGCCCGCCCGAACCCGTTCCGCTTGGCTGCAGGAATGGGCGAAAGCCTCTCTCGGAGGGGATGACGTTCAACGCTTCCGTCGAATACTGGCTTTCAAATGCCGCAACATCGGGCCGCCATGGGCCAAAGGGAATCATCAGTCACCAGATGCAATGTTGAAAGACTGCCCCATTACGGGGATATTCGTTGTGAGGGTTTTCTTGGGCTCGCGTCTGCGGTTTTCCTCAAGCAATGAATCGTAAATCTTCGTTTCCCGAATAGAAAACCGTGCTGCCATTTCAGTGTCGTGGAGCGTATCAAGCGCCAGAATCCCCTTGGCGCACTGCCGGATCAGTTCTTCCGCTTCGTTTGTCCAGTCGTTTTCATCAGCATCGGCAGATAATTCCGCCAATTGCTTCGAGTATGAAACCGTGACTGTGTATGCCGCATCAGGAATGGGATAAAGCCGCATCTGCTTTTTGTAGTAGGTGTAATGGCTGGGCGATCCGGTCACCATGCCATTTTGCAAGGCGTTGATTGATCCATAGTCAGCGTCCTTCAGCTTCGACTTGCCGGAATTGTTCAGCACCACGGAATGAATCGATTTGATGTCCGGCATATCGGAAAAATCCGACGCCGAGTAATATTCCTGCGATGCAACCGTGGGGAATGAGGCCTCGGTCTGCAAAAACCAGAACGGCTTGCGTCCATACTGCTTGATGGCGGCGCGAATGGCATTCTTGATTTGATCGGTCGTTATGCTTTCATTTATGAGGTCATCGCCAAGGCGCGTCTGCATGTCTAGAAAAGTAGCCATTTTGCCTCCGGTAAGGAATAGGGAGGGGCGCAGGCCCCTCCCCGCTATTGTTAGTTGTTGTGATAGCGGACGGCAAACTCAGGACGAATTGCCTTGTAGCCGTACAGAATATCAAGACGGCAAGGGAACTTGTCGTTGTTGATGTCGTAGGCACGGACGATTCGCATCGAAATGCCGTCAAGCACTTCGCGGCGGGCAAAGTCCACCCCGTCAGGCATGACCAAATCGGCGGTTGCAAAGGCAAACGCTTCTTTCTGGTACATGAGAGACGTGCCGACCGCCGTTGATGCCGTTCCAAGGAACGTAATCGCGGAGTTGTCAGTAACGGTGTTTGACACGTTCTGCGTTGCG